GTGCTGCAACGCTGGCCGGGGATTTTTTGTGTGCCGAATGAGCATTTTGGTGCTCAAACGAGCATTTTTCCGTGTTCGTTGGGCATTTTTCAGTGTTATCACTTGATCAAACGCTGGTATCCAACTGCCAAACCGATCACGGATGCGTCCCTGGCTTTTTCTCCTGTGTATGTCATCGGTGGAAACTGTGGATTATCGGAAACCAGCAGGATACCATCGGCGATGTGGTACAGGTGCTTGAGGGTGGCTTCCTCTCCGATCAGGACTGCGGCTATCTGGCCGTCGATCACGTCGGGCTGTTGCCGGATCAATACCAGGTCACCGTCATGCAGTGTCGGGTTCATGCTGTCGCCTTTGCATCTCAGGGCGTAATCGCATTTGATGTCGGTGACATTGGCATATCCTTCGATGTTCTGCTCTGCAAGGATGGGCTGTCCGCATGCAATCTGTCCCACAATCGGCACCTTGTGAAACTCCGGCGTGAAGAGGTTCGCAATGCTTCTGCTTGTGGATCCCATCAAATAATCGACGGTTGTCTGCAGCGCATTGGCAAAGGCGACGATCTTTGACTGAGGGAGATCCACCTTGCCGCCTTCGATCTTTGTGATGGATGTTTTCGACTTGTATCCGGTGAGTTTTGCGAGTTCGTCCTGAGTCATCTGCAAATCTTCACGGCGTGCTTTGATTCTGTCATACATGGTCTGTTGTTTCATGTGATCACCTCTCGTCTCTTTTCGCTTCCTATTATATTCTCTCGTTGAAAAATTATCAACAAAAAATTGTGAAAAAATGATTGACAAGCACCTTGAACGGTGGTATGATCTCGCCATGAGGTGAATTTAATTCATCTCCGGAGAGGAGGTGAGATGATGACCAACAGCCAGGAATTGAAAAACCGGATTGCCGGGAATGGCCTGATGCTCAGTTTTGTGTGTGAGAAGCTAGGCATTACATATGCCACACTTCGCAGGAAAATCAACAACGAGAACGAGTTCACAGCTAGTGAGATTTCCACACTCACAGAACTGCTACATCTGACGGACGAGGAACGGAACAGGATTTTTTTTGCCATCTGAGGTGAATGTGATTCATCTTGTGGCACGGAAGGGAGGAGAGACAATGCCGAATTACTTGGTTCTGGTCAAGGACAGCAGAGGCCGTCGCATTGTGGAATGGTTTGACACCTATGCCGATGCTGATTTCTATTGCTCGGACATTGAGTCGAGCGAGTACATCGAGATCTATGAGCGGACCTACACCGAGGACGGTGAGCAGTATGAAATCATCGATCGCCGCTGACCGCATCCTGCAGGCTTTACTGGAAATCGTTGGAGACAAATTTAACGCAGAAGTGGAGGCACACATCAATGAATTACACAATCGAACCGACTGATCCCTGGTACGTGAGACACGGTGCCGCACTGGGTGCCGTTCTGGCCTTCGTCCTACTCTTTGCGATCTTCGCATGGGGGATGAGCATGTGATGAGCTGGTTAGCCTCCATTGAGATCCGCTCCGACACGGGCCAGTGGTTCACGGCATCAGCTGTGCGCTCGTCCCGAAAAGAGGCATGGGAATGGCTGCAGAGTCGCCTGATGTGGTGCGATGTGGCCAGGATCCCTCGCAAAGGCGCGAAAGTGTGCCGCCTGCCACCGTACCAGCGACAGGACGCAGGACAGTTCGAGTTCCTGCAAGGAAACGAGGCGTGTGCAAGTGAGTGGCAGAACTAGGTTTTTCTGGGCACGGCCTGCACGGCATGTGCCTCTGCAGTTTAGTGGATTCTATCCGGCAGCGTTGCCGGATGATTGGAACAAAGAAGAAAAAGGGAGAGAGACAAATGATGACAAGGTACATCGCAGTAATCGAGGATCACGAGACCGAGAAGAAGTACGTGATCGGTAACGACCATGCATCGAAAGAGACCGCACTGGGCAGCCTTATGATCGCCATGCAGCTGACTCTGCTGCAGCATGCAGGCAGTGACGCTCAGGTGCAGTTCGGCACACTGAAGACATGCGGTATCACCGACAATGGCGAGGACACGCTGTACATCGAAGGCAATGCCTTCAACACCGAGACCAAAGAGTTCCCGACTGTGACCGGGTATGTATTCCGGGTAGGCGATGAAGAGGAGGAAGAGTAATGGGTGTTCCTGTTCTCATCCTCGGCGAGTCAGGATCCGGCAAGACTTACTCCATCAAAAATCTGGATCCTGAGACGACCGGGCTGTTCCTGGTCGAGAAGGGTATCCTGCCGTTTCGGAAGCGGTTCCCGAACACCGTAAAGAATGCCAACTATAGCAGGATTATTGCCTCGCTGAAGCTGCACAACCTGCCGCGGTATGTGATAGATGATTCTCAGTACCTCATGGCCAACGAATTTTTTGACCGTGCGAACGAAACCGGGTACCAGAAATTCACGGACATTGGCGTGCACTTCCGTGATCTGATCCACCTGGTCAACCGGCAGACACCGGACAACGTGATCGTCTACTTCCTGCATCACACCGAGCTGGACACCAACACCGGCCGGACGAAGGCAAAGACCATCGGAAAGATGCTGGACGAAAAGCTGACGCTCGAGGGGACTTTCAATATCGTGCTGCGGACTGCCAAGGAAAACGCAGAGTATTTCTTCCTGACCCAGAGCGACGGCAATGACACGACGAAGTCCCCGGAGGAGATGTTCCCGGAGCGGATCCCCAATGATCTGGCCATCGTGGACAAGGCTATCCGCGACTATTACGGCCTCGAGGAGGTGGCGAGCGGTGGAGCAGATTCCTGATGCACCGTGGATCCGCGACGCGGAGAACAACGGCATGCCTTCGCCTGATCCGATCCTCTGTCCGATTTGCGGTAAAGAGTGTGAAACCATCTACACCGATCTTGACGGTGATGTTGTCGGGTGTGATGAGTGCCTAGCACGCTGGGAACCTTATGAATGGTGGGAGAAGTATGGCGGGTATTAAGAATGGTTGTACAAAGTACATCACGACAGAACTGACCATTGAGGTCGGTTTCCCTGAGGATCAGGTCGTTTGCGACCTGTGCGACTTCTGCCGGAGCGAGAACGCTGGGACTCGCTTCCGGTGCATCCTGACAGCTGAAATCCTGGCATTCCATAACAAGGGTATTGGGCGGCGGTGTCCGCTGGATTTACCGAAGAAAAATGAAAGTGAGGAAAACTAATTATGAAGTCTACTGCAGATTTTAAGTCCGAGCGCAACAATGGTGGCAGCTATCCGATGCTCCCGAAGGGCCTGTACATTGCCCAGATCAAGGCTGTTAAGGTCGAGGATGATGGTCCGGATCAGCGGCTCACACTTCGTCTGGATATCGTCGAGGGCGATTATGCCGGATATTACACCAAGCGTTACAACGCTGACCAGGAACGCGGTGGTCAGTTTGAAGTGAAGTACAAGGGCGACTTCGTCCTGTATGGCATTGTGGACAAGAAGAACACGAACCGTAGCTATCCTGATTCTGACATTAAAAAGTTCAATGGATCGATCTGGGCTGTCGAACAGTCTAACCCTGGCTATCATTGGGACTGCAACGAACAGGGCCTGAAGGGCAAGTATGTCGGCATCAATGTCCGCATGGGCACCTACAACGGCAACCAGTATACGACGATCGGCCGTCTGGAAAGCATTCCTGAGATCAGGGAAGGCAAAGTCAAGGTCATGCAGGATGCCAAGCCGCGCGGATCCGCAGCACAGACCGAAACGACCAGCAATGACGGATTCACTCAGGTGGATGAGGAAGTCCCGTTCTAATGGTCCTCTATGAGGATACGCGGCAACAGGCAGGAAAACACAAGAACATCCATGCGTACTGTGAGCAGGCCGGGATCAAGATCATCCGGCAGGCACTCAATGTCGGCGACTACCAGATTGCCGGCAAGGGTGACATCAGTGTGGACACAAAACAGGATGTTTTAGAACTTGCTGGCAACGTGTTCCAGGATCACAAGCGATTCAAGGCTGAGTGCATGCGTGCTCAAGAGTGTGGTATCCAGCTGATCATCCTGATTGAAGAGCAGCTCCCCGGGGGCCGTCTGGTTAACTGGCGGCCTTCGGTGGGCAATGTGCGATTCGATCCGGCGACACTGAGGAAAGCCATGATCACGATGCAGCATGAGTACGGCGTGAAGTTTCGCTTCTGCGATGGCCGGAGCACCGGCAAGCAGCTGCTCGAATATTTAACGGGGGTGAGACAGTAGTGAATGAAATAAAACCGATTCAGACATATTACGACGGCCACTGGTTTCGGAGCCGTCTGGAAGCGCGGTGGGCGGTCGTCCTCAAATATCTGGGCGTGCCTTATGAATATGAACCGGAAGGATTCGACCTGGGTGATGGAATGTATTATCTCCCGGACTTCCGCGTGAAATGTCATGGCCTCCGTGGGAATTACGAACGCAAAGAACCATTTGATCTTTATATTGAGGTCAAAGGCAAGATGACAGCAGAAGATGCTGCCAAAATCAAACGGTTCACGAATTGGCGCGATGAATATGGCCTCAGACAATATCCGGTTCTGATCGTCGACAAGATCCCGGACGAAGGGTGTGCAACCGGATGGGAATTGTATGAGAATCCGGTCGGATTTGAACTGACACCTTTCAATTATGAAACGATAGACGGCGACTGGTTCGGAGCATATCCGGCAGCCACAAAAGATGGCAAGTTCTATCTGTTCGGAGCGGACAGTAACTATATTAACGACAATGATGCTGACCGCATGGAATTGGCATACAGGGCTGCACGTTGTGCACGCTTCGAGCATGGCGAACATCCACGATTCTGATGGAGGTGCCAATGGGAAACGAAGTGATGGACAGTGGCTGATCAAACCACCTTTGTTAAATTGGATAGAAACCTCAAAAACTGGCGTTGGTTCAAAAATCCAAAGACATTGGCGGTTTGGATATGGCTGATCATGTCTGCCAATATTGAACCGCATGATTTCGAGCAGGACACGATACAGCGCGGTGAGGTCGCTACCAGCAGGAAGACGATTGCGGCCGACACAGGATTGACCGAGAGAGAGGTCAGGACAGCACTGGATCACCTAAAATCGACCGGCGAAATCGCCGTCAGATTAAGGCCGAAATATCAAGTAATTTCAATACTTAGCTATACACGCTATCAGGACATCCGGTCCGGCAAAACGTCCGGCGGCGGTCCGGCAGAAGTCCGGCAGAAGTCCGGCGGCGGTCCACAATCAAAGAATGAAAAGAATGTAAGAAGGGAAAGAAAGAAAGATATATTTTCCGCTCCGACGGTCGACCAGGTGCTTGCCTTCGCAAAGTCCGAACAGCTGCCGATGTCTCAGAAGGACGCAGAACAGTTTGTCTGGTTCAACGAGTCGAGAGGATGGAAGGGGACAACAGACTGGCATGCGCTGGTCCGGATGAGAATCAGTCAGCTGCAGGTTGACGGTGACGCGGATCCTGAGGAGACGGAAGAAAGGAGAGAAATCTGATGGGCTTTGTCTTTGATGAAAACGAGATCCGGAAGACGATCGCGATCATGACTCCAGAG